GGAGGAGCTTGCCTTGATGGGATCGGCAACAGCGGCGCGGGAGGTGCAGGAGCAAACGGTATCGTGGTGGTGGTCACATATTTCTAGTTATGACCTACGCAGTCGTCTCTCAATCAATCGTGATCAACCTCATCCTCTGGGATGGCGTGAGCCCCTATAACCCCGGCGACGGGATGACGCTGGTGCCCGTGAATGGCCGCCCGTGTGACATTGGGTGGACCTACGACGGCACGGAATTTGTGCCGCCTGCCGAATGAGTTGCACCACCTACAAAGTCGAGGTCGACGGATGCGTTGATGGCGTCAAAACCATCGGCGTGGATCTCTACGCCGGTTTGCAGGGCGCCACGGGCCCGAGCGGTGCATCTATTGTCGGAGCCACCGGTGCCTCGGGGTTGTCGGTAGTTGGTGCCACTGGCGCATCGGGCGCATCCGTAATCGGCGCGACCGGATCTACCGGACCTGCCTCAACGGTGCCGGGGGCTACGGGCGCGACCGGCCCAATGCCGTCGAGCGCGTCTGGCACGTTTCAGACAACGCGATTCACAGCAGATGGCAGCGCCAGCGCATACGGGCCGCTGACGGGCTATCAGGCAACAGACACCGGTGCCCAGTACCTGGTGCAGTTGGATGGCGTAGAGCAGGACCCTGACCCTACCAATGGGGCGTTTGTGATCGCGGCTAACCAAGTCTCTTTTGCATCTGCACCGGCATCTGGTGTGCAGATTGTAGTGCGCAGACTTAACATCACACTAGCATGATGGACGAAATATTGAAGATTACGCAGGGCCAGCCATTCATCGTCGTTTTGTTGCTGCTGGCAGTCTACTGGATGACGCGTAACAACGCTGACCTGATCACAAGGCTGCACGCTGAACGGACGCACCGGCTTGACCGCTTGGAAGAGGCCATCGCTGAATGTGAGCGCGACCGAAAAAGCCTTTGGGAACGTATCGCAAGCAAAGATTTATGAGCTACTTTATTGACCGGCTTTCTGAGCCATCCACGTGGCGTGGCCTCGCGGCCCTTGGGATTGCGTTGGGCATCAAGCTGCATCCCGAAATGCAGGAGGCAATCATCTCCACGGGCCTTGCAGTCATCGGCCTGATTAACGTCCTCCGCAAAGAGCGCAAGCCGTGATTGTGGCACTCGTTAAGGCGCTGCAATACCTGCTTGAAATCAAAGCGGTGCGGGCGCATTGGGAACTGGAGCGAGACATTGAGCACTATGTCACAATGTATGAGGATGAAATCAACCGGGCTCGCAACACGGGCGATCATGCTCGCGCTGACCGTGTCCGGCAGCAGTTGCTGCGTTCCTCGGGTATCGCAGTCACCCCACCAGATTTTGGAATTACAGTCAGGACAGACGCACACAGCGGCGACCGCTGAGACATGGCATTCTGACCAACGCTACCGGACCCTGGAGCAGGAACTGATCAACGCCATTGGGGCCCTTAAACAACGCGACAACAAATGACCCTAAGCGAGGCAGGCCTAAAGCTGGTGCTGGATCACGAGGTTGGCGGGGGTGAGGGCTACTACACGCGGTTTTTGTCGCGGCCGACGGTGCCGGGGTTCGAATCCGGCGTGACCATTGGTATTGGCTTTGATCTTGGCTATTGCAATAAGAGTGAGTTTGAGAACGCGTGGGCCTCATTGCCGCAGGCAGACAGATTGAGGCCCGCCATCGGGCTGCGAGAGGCCGAGGCGAGGAGATTTTGCGCGAGCTTGTCTGGCGTTGTTGTGGAGTGGCGCAAAGCGTTGCAAGTGTTTCTCGACCTGACTTGCCCTACGCATTGGGTGCGCACGCTGCGCATCTACCCGCAGGCCGGCCAGCTGCCGGATGACTGCGCATCCGCGCTGTTCTCGTTGGTTTTCAACCGAGGCAACGGCCTCACCGGTGAGCGGCGGAGCGAGATGCGCGCCATCAAGGATGCGTTGGCCACTAATCATGCCGAGGCGGTGCCTGGTTTGCTGCGGTCGATGAAACGATTATGGCCCGCCACGTCGGGACTTGTCAGGCGTCGCGAGGATGAAGCCAGGCTGTTCGAGGCCGGTTTAAAAAATGGCTAACATCACGCGATCATGGAAGCGGTTTCTGGCGGTCGGATGCTCGCACGGACATCTGGCTGACCAGAAACTATTGCGCGGAGTGTTGCGGTTTAAAGACCGCTGGAAGCCGCACAAAGTGGTGCACCTAGGTGACGCGATTGACCTAGCCTGCCTGCGCGAAGGGGCCATTGGGACAGCAGATGACGCAGTGAATCCCGAATCAGATTTACAAGACGGCCTAGCGTTCATTGAGCGTCTAGAGCCATCCGTTTGGCATCTCGGCAACCATGAGGCCCGGCTGGTGCGGCTAATGTCCTCGCCACGCGCGATGGTGGCGGCCCTAGCGGCGCGTGTGTACGCTGACTTAGAGTCGCAGGCAGAACGGTTGCGGTGTGATCTGGTGCCCTATAACTTCCAAGACGGTTGGCGCACACCATTCGGTAGCGACTGCCTAACCGGCCACGGATACATGGCCAACGAGATGGCGTTGCGCGATCACGCTGAGGCCATCTGCGCAGGGCCGGCAAATAAGGTCATCATTGCCCATTTGCACCGGGTCAGCCAGCACGAGGGCCGGCGGCGTGATCATCCAACAGGTTACTGTGTGGGATGGATGGGGGATCCCCAGTTGGCTGGCTATGCAGCCCACAGACGCGCGACCACGTCATGGTCTCGCGGTTTTGCCTGGGGAGAGTATTGTGACAATGAAACCCAAGTATGGCTCGCAAAAGAGACAACAAGCGGAGCAATCAGGCTGCCGGTTTAACGCCGCTGGAGGAGCTGGCGCAGGCGTTCACGTTTGAATCGCGGCCGGACGGCTGGTACACAGTTTCGGAGATTGCTGCCATGTTCGGGATTTCACGGCAGACAGCAAAACGGTTTTGCGTGACTCGCGGTTACGAGTGCCGCCAATTCCGCATCCACAACAACATTCCGAGACAATCATGCTACAGACTGACTTAGAGCGGGAGGCGTTGCAACGGGCCCTCAACCTGTTGGCGGAACATTTCGACGTGGCGCAAATCTTCGTGCAGGTCCACCGCGATGGGGATGAGACGCACGGCTTTGAGGGTGGGTTTGGCAATTACTTTGCCCGGCAAATGCAGATTCATCGGTGGCACCGGGAGGAAGTCGACGGGGTGCAGTTCCGGCAATCCTCGGAGGATGACGACGACGAGGAAACTGTTTGACTTTTAGGCCGGCATCCGCACGTTGCATCTGTCGTCGTGTTTGTCCTCCGCGTCTCAGGTGGTTGAGGCGCGGAGGTTACGACGGCAGATGATTTATGCGCTTTCATTGTCCCGGCCTCCCTCATACCGTCACCAGCCCCGAGTACAACGCTTGCGCGTTTACGCAGAAGGTCTTAAAGCTCTGCAAGGGGCTATTGCACGCCGGCCACGAGGTAATTCATTACGGCCACGAGGAGAGCCAGGTTGAATGTACGCGGCACGTTACCGTGAGCCACAATCGCGACTTAGAGGCCGCTTACGGCTCCTATGACTGGCGCAAAGAGTTTTTCAAACACAACACCGGTGACGTTGCCTACCGAAATTTTGCGGACCGGTGCAATGCAGAGCTGCGGCTGACGAAGCAGGAAGGGGATTTTCTGCTGATTCCGTTTGGGTGGGGTCACCACAAAATCTGCGAGGCCAACCAAGACATGTTTGTGGTGGAGTCTGGCATTGGGTATCCGTGGGTCCTCCCGCGTGATTTGGCCCGCTGGAAGGTTTTTGAGTCCTACGCAATCCGCAACGCAGTACACGGCGGTGAACGGGTCAGCCGGGCAAATAACGACGATTATGAAGTGGTCATTCCCAACTATTTCGAGCCAGACGATTTTGGACCCGTCAGCCCCGGCACAGGCTACGTGCTCTACCTCGGCAGAATCACGCGCGCCAAGGGTTGCCACATCGTGGCGGAAGCGTGCCATCGCGCGGGCCGCAAACTCGTCATTGCAGGACAAGGCAACCTCGCCACCGAGTACGACGGGCCTACAGACCACATAGAAATCATCGGGTACGCCGACAAACCGACGCGGCAAAAGCTGATGAGAGAGGCCGACTGTCTTGTAATTGCGAGCCAGTACATTGAGCCTTTCGGTGGCGTGGCCGTGGAGGCCATGATGAGCGGCACGCCGGTGATCACATCAGACACCGGGGCCTTCACCGAGTGGGTCATCCCTGGACGAAACGGGTACCGCTGCCGCACGATGGGCCAATACATTTGGGCCCTTAGCAACGTCCACTTTTTGGACCGCTGGAAGATTCGCAAATTCGCTGTGGCCAACTTCAGCGTGCAGGCCGTGGTGCCGCAGTTTGAAGAGTTTTTCCGCACCATCCTTGATACCAAGGAGGGCGCCGGATGGTATGAGCCGCACAAGTCGGACGCCATCCGCGTTGGAGAGTTGGATTTTTCGGAACTGTATGCCGAGTGAACCGAGCTACAGATGGGACCCGTCTGACCTCGACAGCCCCGCCGAAGAGCTGGCCGAGCATCTCGGCTTGTCGGTTGCGCAGGCTGCTCGCGTGTTGGCCTGGGCCGCAGAGTTGCGGCGCGCTGAGACTTTTGCCGCTGGATCTGGTGAATTGATTGCGGTCATCCGGCTTTTTTGGCGATACGGCCAGAACAGCAGGATGCTGGCCCTTGCGCTGGCGTTTGCCGCCGGACTGGATCGCCAGCTGCCGTTTCGGTCGATGCGCGAGGCCGCAGCGAGCAACGGCTACACGGTCGCGCAGCTGAGTAAACTAGTGCGCACCGTACAGGACAGCCTCGGGCTGCCAAGGACGTGCCATAACAAATCAGACGAGGCATCTGCCGTGTTCTCTGCCGTACAAAAGGACAAACATTTTCGCAAACGCAAATTCCAAATCAAATGACCGACCAGCTTGCCATTGTAGACAGAGTCTTCTCCCTAGAAACCGTCACGACCGAGGAACATGCAACGCAACTGCTGGGCCTGTTGCACTGGGCCCGGAATGATGTGCTGTTTAGCCTGGGTGACTGGATGGTCCATTGCGCGGACAGGTTTGGCAAAGAGTGGGTAAACAGCCAGCTGGAGTTTGCAGACTTCTCGTTTGAGGAGGCGTCAAAAGCCTACGAAGTAGCCTCTAAAATCCCTCGGACAAAGCGCGTTGCGTCTCTGTCGTTTGCGCATCACGCGGTGGCCGCACGGGCCGAGCAACCGGAGCTGGCACTAGGATGGGCGTTAGAGCAGGGCCTAAGTCCGGGGGAGCTAGCGCATTCGGTTCGGACCAAAGTGCAACTAACGAAGGCCGAAATTGCCGCAGCGCGTGAAACAGCCTCCTTTGCAAGCCCTTCGCTTATCGCCGAGCGGTTTTCGCAGTGGGTCAAAAAAGCCCCGGTTGAACGCTGGACACAGGAGGACAAGGAACAGGTGTACAAGGACTTGGAGCCGATGCACCGTTTTCTGGACAGTCTGAGGGCTGAAATTTTGTTCAGCTAAGCAACAATCGGCAAAAAATCTGCATACGCAACACGCTGGCAATGCGTGAAATGCGGAGCTTTGCAAAAAAATCTGAAAAAAATCTGTTGCAGGCAAATCGTGGCCGTATAGAACGGGCGACGTCAGCACGGTGCTGGCAAAAAAACAACTGACTCACACGACAATGAACAGCTACGAAATCCAAATCAATGGCCGCAGCAACGGAACTCTGCGCGCAAAAACGGCAGAGAATGCACTGGTGAACTTCCTCCGCACGCTGTCAGCGACTCACGCATTAAAGCGAGGAACTTTTGCCAACGCAAAACGGTTTAACCAAAACCCAATGCAATGCGCGTCCGTTTACCTGTGGCAGGGCTCATTTCAACAGCCAGTGCACGCAACCGCAACCATTCGCTAACGCCATGACACGCAAATTCATTGCCATCACGGCATGGCTAATTGCCTACGCTGACATCATCGGAGCCGCCAGCCACGCTGGTCAATGGGAGGCCGTGGTGTACGGATTACTCGGGTTTACCGCCATGGCTGTGGCCGCTGTGGCCTCGCTGGAGGTTGCCAATGACTAAATGGTACGACGGCGCCGGCTTTGATTCATGGCTGACGCACGATGAAAACGCCGAACGGCCTGAGCCACCGGTTTGCCGGTGGTGCCGCCAGGATCAGAGTATCAACGACGAGGGCAACGCGTATTGCCCGGACTGCCAACCAGAAAAAGACAATGAGACGAGACGCCAGCAGAACTGAACACCTAAACGACATCCAGCCCATGCAAGGGGAGGGAAGCCTTGTGCTGACGATTAACCCACATCAAATGCAGCGTGCTTTTGCTGCGTGGTTAAAAAAGCGCGGGTTTCAAGAGAATCGGACATTCATGCCGCGCTTTGGTCGGCCAGAAAAACAAGCACCACGATGATCACGCACGTTTACTTCGACATTGAAACGGGGCCGGCGGAAAACGCTACGGAATTTGAACCTCAATTTGAGGCACCGAAAAACATCAAGGACCCGGCGAAAATCGAGGCTGCGTTGGCCGAAAAACGCGCCGATTGGCTGGACCGTTTGGCGTTGTCGGCGGTGACCGGCCAAGTGCTCGCCGTCGGGATGGCGATTGGGGATGGCGAGATAACAACGCGCGCATCCGACGACGAGCGGTCTCTCTTGCTACAGTTGTGGATGGATCTCCACAACCTCCCGAGCCAGGGCGATCATCGGCTGGTCGGCTGGAATTTGACCGGGTTTGACCTGCCATTTTTGCTACGCCGGAGCTGGGTGCATAACATCCCGGTGCCAGAATGGATTTTTTATTCCTCGCGGCGGTTGTCTGATTTCCACATCGACCTAATGCGCGTCTGGTGCGGCGAGAATCCGCAGGACCGCATCTCACTCGACACGGTGAGCCGGTTGTTTGGTGTGGGAAAAAAGTCGGGATCCGGCAAAGACTTTGCAAAACTCTGGAAGGAAGATTGGCAGGCGGCACTTGCCTATCTGCACCAGGATGTGGAATTAACCCGGGCGGTTGCTAGGAGGATGGGCAAATGACCGAACGGCAGACATACCGGCAGCTGTTGTCTGATCGGCTCAAATTGCCTCTGCTCAGTTTTCGAGCCTGCCGGGTGATTGAACTCTACAACCTGCACGACCCGCAGCGGTTGAGGGAGTGGCTGACGAGCAACTCGCCGAGGCTAGCCGTTAACTGTGGCCCTCAAACAATCGCAGAGCTGCGCCAGGCGTGCGGGCTGCGGGTGCCGGTGGCAAGAGAACTGCCGCAGGCGGGCAAGCTCGCGGCAGCACAGCGGCGCATTGCGGAGCTAGAGGCAGAGGTGAATGTGCTGAAATGGACCCTCGATAAAATGGAGGCGCACATTCAAGAGCTCCGGGCCTATGCGGTTTAGCAGAGCCTGGGCGATTTTCTGGGGTGTAGTGGCCGTTGTGCTGCTGCTGACCCATGGCGGCGGGGAAGACCGCGAAACCTAACCAACCACATCATATGGCAGTATTACAGCCGAGCAACTCAGGGAAATCATCCCTCATCAAAAATAACGACCTACCCCCTAAAGGGCGGTATATCGCAACCTGTATCTTTAACGAGGATCAGTTAGGCGTTGAGCGCACTAAGTTTGAGAGCGCAGACGTTGAGAAGGTGGACCTTACCGCCTTTTATTTCGGGGTCACCGACAAAGCGGGCAAGCAGTACGTCATCAAAAGCCGCGAAATGAAAATCTCGCTGCACGAGAAAGCGGCCTTGGTGAAGTTCCTGAAAAGCTGGCGTGGCAGCGCACCTAGCACGGGATTCGATACCGCGTCAATGGTCGGCCAAGGGGCCGAGATCCGCATTGAGCACGTCGAGAGCCAGCGCACGCCGGGGAAGATGTTCTCAAACATCTCAGACATAGCGCCGGTGGACGATGAGCACACCGACCGGATCAAACCGCATCGCGTGTACCTGCACCTTCTCAACGTGCCAGGCACCGAGGCTGACGCGGACGAAATCCCTTTCTAATCGCCACCAAAACTTTGGGGGGCGCGCATCCAGCAAACGCGCATTTTACCTATGAGCAAAACAGCAGCGCAATCCACAGATTACCCGAAGATTTTTGAAAACACTTATTGGGGATGTTTTCATTACGAAGCAGAAAAGATTGATGAGTCAATTTTCGAAAATCGAAATCGATTTGTGAAAAGATTTGATATTAAAAAAGAGTTTTGGCCGCGTGGGAAAGGTAGTGCGGTGATTAATATTTTTGCGAGCACAACCCTAGACTATTTCTGCGACCACATCGAGGGGTATGTGACAAAATTTAACGAGTTCGTGTTGATTTGTTCAAATTACAACTCAGATTTACCGCCTTCAATTTTAGGAATGCAAAAATATTCTGACAAACTTTACAGCCATAGTGCGGAAACATTCATCAGGGTGTTTAAAAATCAACAAGCATTTAAAGATTTTATGTGGGCTGTCGGTGTTATTTGTGACGCCAACAGCTATGAACCTTACGCTAATCAGTCTAACAACCTTTGAGACTTTGGGGGCCGCGCATCCAAGGCCAAATCACGCGGACCAACCTATAAAACACGATGAACGAAACAGACTTAGACACAGCTCAAATCATTGCCATTCTACGCGACACCGCTAGACGGCAACACCGGGATGACCCTCAATCAATTATGCACTTGGCGGCGGACTGCATTTTGCAACTGAAAACAGAAAGATTATTTGAAAACGAAATTGTGGTAAAAGCTGCGATAGCAGCGATGGCTGCGATGGTGGCGCATCCAAATGCAAATCAATGGACCGCAAAAGAAATTGCGCATGACGCTGTGGTGCAAGCCGACGCGTTACTGGAAGCGTTGCAGAAAAAAGGAGGCGCGGAATAAGTACACAAAACACGATGAACAAAACAGACTTAGACACAGCTCAAATTATCGCCAATTTACGCGACACCGCCCGGCTGCAACACGGGGATCGCCCTGGGTCAATCATGCACTTGGCGGCAGACTGTATTTTGCAGCTACAAACACAACTGGACGAAGCCCGCGCCGAGGTGGAGCGGCTAAAGGATCATGTTCCTGACGCCACGAAAATGATCCGCCCCGAACCCTCCCGGCTGGAGATTGCGGCGATGCTGCAAGCGGGATGGTTGGCAAATCCAGAATCGGAAATCGACAACCAACACGATTGGTGGCTGGCACAGGCTGACGCACTCATCGAAGCAGCGAAAGGGGGCGCGAAATGATCGACAACCAGACCAGTACAGCAACTCCCGAGAAATCCTCGGTAGTTGCAGAATATTGCCCGACGTGTGGAAGCAAAAATGGTGCGAAATTGAATCAACCTAACGGCGGATGGACCGACATTGATTGTGATGACTGCGGAGGCGGCACTTTTTACCTTTGGGTTCGGAGTGAAAAACCGTGCACAGCTTCACTTAAAATTACACACAAATGACTGACGACCAAATCAGCCAGCGCATTGCCGAGGCGTGTGGGTGGACCGAGGTGGGCGAATGTGAGCATGGTGGCTTTCGGCTGCGAGGTTTTCCGCCAGATCGGTACGAGGCGCACAGAAAGCCGATTCTGAATTACTGCACTGACCTCAACGCCATGGCCGAGGCTGAATCGACCATGACGCAGCTTCAATGGGCGTATTTTGTCGCAAAGCTGGCGGAATTAACACGGCAACCGGGGCGGTGCGACATCCCTGCGCAGATTCTTTTGCAGGCAACCGCGCGGCAGCGGGCCGAGGCGTTTCTGAAGGCCGTGGAGAAGTGGGAGGCTCCGAAATGAACTCACGCCAAAAAGGAGCCCGGGGCGAGCGTGAATGGGCTGAATACCTGCGCGACAACGGGTACACAGCCCGCCGGGGGCAACAGTTCGCCGGCGGCAGCGAGTCGCCTGACGTGGTGTGCCAGGAGCTCAACTGGCTGCATTGGGAAGTGAAACGTGTGGAGCGGCTCAACTTAAGCAACGCCTGCGAGCAGGCCGCCGAGGATGCTGGGCCAAGCAAACGCTGGGCCGTAGCGCACCGGGTTAACGGCGAGGGCTGGCTGGTCACGGTGCCAGCCGAACTGATGATGTTGCTGCTGCGGCAGTACGAACCGACAGAGCTATGACCCCGGCAACAGTATCGGAGCGCAACAGCATCGCCTACCAAGGCGGCAGGTTGCGGTACCTACAGCGGCGGGCCTGCGAGTTGCGGGCCGAGGGCGTCACATACAGGCAGCTGCGGGAGATGTTTGGTGTATCGACCGCAACGCTGTGCAAATGGGTGCGAACGCACCGGCAACGAGTCACAAACTAGCAGGGGCGCGACTGTGGCAACGCGCACAACACAACACGACAAATGACGAACCAAGAACTTTTTGAGAAAACGCGCGAGCAATTCAACGAACTAATCGAGTACTACCGCAAGCTGTGCGACCGGCATTGGGCGGAGATTAACGCCACGACGGAGCGGGCGGTGCGCGCCGAGGCCCACATGACCCGGTTGCGCTGCGATTTGGAGGATATGACTGCCGAACGCGACCGGCTCCGGCGGGAACTCGATTTCATCGCCAGTAGGCAATGAATCGGCCATTAGTCCCACGGCTCGACAGCGTCGGCGAGTATTTGGAGGCAAAACGGATTGCCGAGGAACTCGTGCGCATTGAGCGGGCCGTGGGCCTGCGGTCTAAAGCGGATGTGGTTAAGGCTGCGGTGATCCTAGCGGCCTTTGGGGCTACCCTTGACGCGGTTGACCTTGAGCCCATCCTACCGGCCACGGCGGCCGACAAAAACACGACACATGATTTTACCAAACTCAGTCTTACGCTCCCCCCGGTGGAGCGGCTCGACCTCTGAGGCCCAGGGCGCGTGGATGCGCCTAATGGTGCACCTACAACTGACCCACAGCGACGGCTGGCTGCCTGTTGCTGACGTCCGACAACTAACCGGCCTCGACCCTGCCAGCATGGGCCGATTGATCGAAATCCACGGCAATGAATGCCGGCCTATTGGCTATCCAGTTGCAGAGGTTGCAAGGCAAAAACGCGTTTCGGCAATCGCGTCTGAGCGCAACAAATCCCAATGCTCCAATGCTCCAATGCTCCAATGCTCCAATGCATTGGGAAATGTGTTTGAAGTTTCGGAACCAGAAAACGGCGCAAAATCAACGCAAGTGGCAGAAACACAGGGAGAAGGGGCGCGCGCAACCGGGGTTAAGGGTCAGAAAAATCCAGTCGCCAAAAAAAGTTGCTCGACACAAGAAGAAGATATATATATCATAGGACCTAAGGACGTAGGGCCTAAGGAACTACAGAGTAGTTTCCTTGGGGAGAGGGGTAGTATGGAAGTGGGGATTGTTAAGGGGCGAAACCATGGGGAGAGGGGTGCTACGGTGCCCGATTGGTGCGCAGATTTGCTGTTTGCGACCAAGGATTTTGGCCAAGTCGCGCTGAGCCTGGACGACTACCAAGCGTTGCGGACAGCGCATTCCGAGAACCTATTGCGCACGCAGCTACCGCTTGCAGCGTTGTGGCTGCGGACCAATGCCGACAAACGGAAGGCCGCCAAAGGCCTCATGCGGTTCCTAGCCAACTGGCTGAAGCGGGAAGCGTCTGGAAAGGCGGGAACAGGCATTTACGGCGCGCCATCGGCCGAAAAGAAGCCGCGCGGTGAGTGGTCAGGGGTGTGGAGGGTCGGCAAATGAGGCCCGAACCTGATTTCATTGCTGCCTCCGAGGCGGAAAAAGCGATTGCCGGGGCAGCCCTGACCTACCCAGAGCAAACCGTGCAGCTGCTGGACGACGCCGGCTTTGATCACGATGCGATGGTGTTGCCGGCCCCCAAGCATGTCGTGGCGTTTGTGCGGGGGGCCGTGGGGCGCAAAGCTGCGGTGGATTTCGTGACGGTAGCTACCGACTTGCAACGGCACTTCCCTGACCTGTCGCCGGCTTTCCTTACCAGTTTGACCGAGCACATAGGCAACGGGGCCCGCGTGGCCTCGTGGTGCGGAGCGGTGCGCGAGGCTAAGGTGCGCCGGGATGCCATTGCGTTTACTGGTTCGCAGTTGGAGCTTCTCAAGGGTGGCGCCAATGTGTCCGAGGTGTTTGAGGCGACTAAGGGATGGCTACAGGCGCAGCAACGCGCTTTTGCGCCTACCAAGAGCGCCATGCTGCGGGATTTGATTGATGCGCAGCTGGAAGCCTACAGCAGGCCCGAGGACAAGAGCCGCACAATCAAGACCGGCATCACGGAACTGGATGAGCGCATGACCCTAGAAACCTCTGACCTGCTAGTCATCGGCGGCGCGACTGGGTCAGGCAAGTCCATGCTGGGCCTCAACCTCGTGACCAACATCCTCAGAGCCTCCCCAGATTACTCGGGGATGATCATCAGCCTAGAGATGACCCAGGCGCAGGTCACAGAGCGGATGCTGGCACGCTACAGCGGCGTGGCGACGCATCGGCTAAAGCGTCGGGAATACACAGCCGGAGAACTGCAACGCATCGGCCATGCAGCGCAGGAGCTGTGCACATTGGCCCTCGTGGTAAGGGACGATTGCCACGCGCTGCACCAGGTGACGGCCGCGGCGAGGGCCTTGCACGCGAACAAGCCGCTGCGAGTGCTTATGGTGGACTACCTGCAACTCGTGAGGGGACCGGACGTAGAGCTCAGAGAGCAGCAGGTGGCAGCGGTGAGCCGGGAGCTACGCCTGCTGGCCATTGAGACGGGGTGTCTGGTGATTGCCTTAGCCCAGCTAAACAAGGCAGGCGAGGCCCGAGAAAGCTCAGCCATTATGATGGATGCCACGCAGTTTGTTACCGTGCGGGCGGTCAACAGCGAGGGCAAGGCATTCAATCCGCACGATGAGGAGGATGAAATTGATGAGACGAGGCGGCGCCTGGACATTGGGAAACAGCGCGACGGCGGCGTCGGGTCGGTGCTGGTCGGGTTTGAGGGTGCCGTGGCCAGATTTCACGACACAGAGCAGACTGAAAAAGGAATTGCCAAGGGTGGCAAATGGCGGCAGAAGTGAGCGCGCTAGTGATTACGCGAGAGTAACGTGAGGGCCCCTGTCGCTGAGTGGCGGCAGGGGTTTTCGTTGTCAGGTACCCCCCCGGGGGGGTAAGGATTCTCTTTGGCAGGCCACAAGCCGCGGGTTCGGAGCCATTCTGGTGAAATTTTATGAGCGAAGGAAAAAATTGCAAATTGCCAAAAATTGACATCGAACAGCTGCCCGTTGATTTGCTGATTCCTTACGTTCGCAATTCTCGGACGCATTCTGACGAACAGGTCGCCCAGATTGCCGCGTCCATCCGGGAATTTGGTTTTACAAACCCGGTGCTTGTCGGGGTGGGGAACGATATCATCGCCGGGCACGGTCGCGTTCTGGCAGCCCGTAAACTAAACTTAAAACACGTGCCTTGCATTCGCCTCGGGCACTTAACCGACTCCCAAAAGCGGGCCTACATTATCGCAGACAACAAGCTCGCTTTAAACGCCGGGTGGGATGAAGAACTACTGAAACTTGAATTGACTGGATTGCAGGAAGACGGCTTTGACCTAGAGCTCACCGGGTTTAACAATTCGGAGCTGGAGGCGTTGCTTGCCGTTTTAACCGTTGAAGGCGAAACCGATCCCGACGAAGTCCCAGACCCGCCTGTAAATCCGGTGACGGTGATGGGCGATATTTGGACGCTGGGGGATCACCGAGTTATGTGCGGCGATAGCACAAATGTTGATTCCGTATCGCATTTATTGGGGGGCAATGATTGGAATGCGTTGATCTTCGATCCGCCATACGAAATGGAAAACTTGTACTTTGAGGCAATGCTTCCGCAAAAGGAGGCAGCAAAGCTGATTTCGTTTTGGGATTTCAAACGCTTTGCGATAGCCGCCAAAAGCGCAATGGAATTTGGATGGGCTCCACTTTATGAGCTCATCTGGGACAATGTCACTTCGTGGTACACTCCGAACCGCCCGTTAGCCAGGCACAAGGCGTGCGGAATTTTTGGGGATAACGCAACTTGGGATTTTGATGCAGCAATAATCGTTGACGGAAAAAACAGAAAACCTAAGAAAGTCACTAACTCACGAGGTGAATGTGAGTACAAGCCGCTTGAGGGCGCGGTTCATTTGCGAACTGTGGAAGCGTTTCCGACAACACAAGAGCGGGAAAACCATGCTCACTCGAAGCCGTTGAAATGGATTGAAGCAATATTCCGGGGAATTAATAAAAATTCGTTTTTAGATTTATTTGGGGGCAGTGGAAGCACATTAATTGGGTGCGAAATCATTGGAGCGAAATCGTTTACAATGGAATTAAACCCAGTTTTTGTTGATGTAATTGTGAAGCGATGGCAGGACTTTACCGGCAAGACCGCAACTCACGCGGAGACGGGAAAAAGTTTTGACGAAATGAGTGCTGCAAAAAATGGCTGACATTTCAAAACAGCTTCGCGACCAAGAGTTTCGGAACATCATTCTAAAACTCAAAGCGGGGAAAACGCTGACCGCTCGGGAATCCCAGCTCGCAAACGAGTACGCGCAGGAATCAAGCGGAGGCAATCGGTATTTGACTGGGCGGGAAATCGGTAAGCTCCTTGGAGTCTCCCGGCAAGCTGGCGACATGAAAGTCAAGCAGGGTTGTCTTGTGCGATCGTTTGAAGAGCTTGTCGCGTGGGAGGAACAGCGAAACGAGGAAGGGCGAGGGGGAAAGGGGCTCAACGCGATCCGGCAAAAAAAGCTCGAGATTGAAACCAAGCGCTTGGAGTTCCATTTTGCAATCGACCGAGGAGAATACATCTCCAAGGCGGCGGTGGAGGAGGGCGGGCTCGCAGCAGGGGCAGCGCTGGCTGCGGAGTTGAACGCAATGGCAAACGATCTTCCTGGGCAACTTATCGGTTTGGATGAACGGCAGATCCGCACTCGGTTGCTTACACGATTGAACGAAGTGCTTGATGGTTTTAGAAATCGGATGGATGAGCTTCAGAACGGAGGAAAAAAACAAAACCAGTCTGCTGTTTCAGACTCTTAAGGAATCAGCAAATGGGCGGTTTACCGGTTGTCCAATTGACTGGATGGAGCGGAACATCACGCTGCCGCACTCTGCTCGGGCGACACGGTTCGACCGGGAAGTTGCTCCGTGGCTGAACGACATCATTCAAACTTTCGCCTCGGGAAAATTTCGGCAAATCGCGATCCGGGCTCCCGTCGGCGGCGGGAAAACAACGCTCCTCGAATTGCTTGTACCCTACGTTGTCGCCGAGGACCCCGGGGGGATGTTGCTGGTCGGACAGTCGGACGACATGGCAAAGGACTTTGCGGAAACCCGGTTGCTTCCGATCCTCAAAGGGTGCGAGAAAACCGCTCGGCTCTTTCCAAGCGACCGACACCAGAAACGCAAGACATCGATCCTGTTTCCCCACATGCCGCTTTTTATTGCCGGCGCAAACCTCAGTTCCTTGCAGGAAAAATCCATGCGCTACGTTTGGATGGATGAGCTTTGGAGATGGCGGCCCGGAATGATCGGGGAGGCCCAGCGACGGACGCACGACCGGTGGAACTCTGTGGTGATCGGTGTGAGCCAAGGGTGGGACGAGTCGCACGAGGCCACGGCGTTTTTCGACACCGGGGAGCTGCGATCATGGGGCGTCGAGTGCGCCGGCTGCGGTAGATGGCAGCGTCTAGCCTGGTCGCAAATCAAATGGGAGGACGTCACGCTGGAGGACGGCACGCCGGACTGGGAGGGCATTAGCGCGTCGGTGCGGCATGAGTGTGCAGACTGCGGCCACATCACGCGGGACACCGCGCAGGAACGGCGGGCAATGGCTGGCCGGGGACGGTATGAGCGGATGCCAAGCAACGCGTTGGCGGGGCGCGTCTCGTTTGCGTATTCGGCTCTTGCGGTTTACTGGATTCCTTGGGCCACGCTAGTGGTGGAGTGGATCAAGGCGCAGACGCTTAAAAAGGCCGGCGACGTGTCAGCGTTGCGGCAATTCGTCCAAAAAAGGCTGGCCGAGGTGTGGCGCGAAGAAAACGAGGTGCCGGTGATCGAGTTGACCGGGAGCGACTACCTTAAAGCGGATTTGATCGACGGGCAGCGGATTGAGGGGGAGGCCCGTAGGTTTATGACGATTGACCGGCAGCAGGATCACTTCTGGGCCCTCTGCCGTGCCTGGCGTGCGGACGGGACAAGCCGGCTGGTTTGGGAAGGGAAGGTGCTGACGCTGGAAAGCCTGCGGGACATTCAGACGCGGTTAAAGGTCGAGGACTGGTGCGTATTTCAGGACGCCGGCTACGACGCTGGGAACGTGTACGACGAATGTGGCCAGTTTGGTTGGAATGCAATGCTTGGCCGTGGGGATGATTTTTTCTGGGTGGGCACGGGCCGGCAGCGGCATCAGCGTGCATTTTCCGAACCTCGGCCAATCCGCAGCCCTCGGGGCCACGTGTGCAAAATGATCCTTTTCGCCAATGAGCCCATCAAGGACCAGCTGGTCCGGCTGCGCGGGCAGGGAAGCCCCGTGTGGGAGCATCCGAGGGACATTAGCCGCGATTGGATGGCGCACATGAACTCTGAGATAAAGCGCGACACCGTTGACCGGGTCACTAAGCAGGTCAAACAGAGGTACGTGCTTGTGAAAAAACATAACCATCTCTGGGACTGCGAGGCGATGCAGTTAGTGGCCGCAGCGTATTTCCGCATCCTCTCTCAGATAGACCGACATGATTGACAATCCGGCGCAAAACATGGACGCGCCGCCGCAAGTGATCCTTAATGTATTTCTCGCTCAGGATATCGCTTTGCTGCGGAACCTGCGGGACTCCGCTTTCGACGCGGTCAGCGCGGGGGAGGGGACGCTTGTTTCTTCCAGCGTAAACGGATCCAGCTTCTCTTTTTCTGTCCCTTCCAGTCTTAGCAAGATGCAGGTCATGGCCATGGCTCAGATGGCTTTGGATTATCGGGCGCGCAACATTTGCCGCGCGGTGACCCGCACGCAGGCCATGTTTAACTGACCATGATCAAAGACTTTCTAAACCGGATCAAAAGCAGCCTCGGTTTTGGGTTGGGCCGGCCCGATCAGTTGCGGCTGGCCAATGGTGGGTATTGGGGGATGCGGCCTCAGATAGGCAACTACGCGCAGCCCCTAGACAAGAACATCAACGTCGGCGAATGGCGCACGATTGTGAACGCCAGCCAAAAACTTTTCTGGAACTTCGGCCCGGCGCAGGGAGCCTTGCAGGAAAAAAGCACTTACGTGGTGGGGCGATCATGGCTGCCACGGTTTGAAGGTGAGGATAAGGAGTGGGGTCGGATTGCAACCGAATGGCTGATTGGCCAGTTTTACGGGGTCAGCCACGTGAACGGGATGGATTTTCAAACCGCCCTTTACCTCGACAGCCTGAGCGTTGACCGGGATGGGGACGTGTTTTGCCTCTACACGGAAAGCCGCGACGGTTACCCGCAATTTCAACAAATTCCTTGGCACGCGGTTGGAGCGCGTGATCTTGATGACGTGGTGAAAGAGGGCCCCTACCGTGGCCTCCGAATGCATAACGGTGTGATCTTGAATGAGTATGGGCGGCCCGTAGCGTTTCGCATTCTAGGGCGCACCCCGGCGGAGGATCGCGACATCTCAGCGCGCAACATGGATTTCATCCGTGAGCCCGTAGCACCGGATCAGACGCGCGGTCTGCCTGCGTTCACCTCGGCCATCCTTGACCTCCGTGACCTGATGACGATGCAAGATTACGTGCGCCAGGCGGCCAAGTTAGCGGCGGCCATCGGCCTGATCGAACACAACGAGGCTGGCATAGCGGACATGGCTGACCCGGCCTACGCGCTGCAACGCACCGGCCCGAGTCAGCAAGGTATCGTCGGCGAGGAAATCTTTGGGGGTACCGTGCGCTACTTCCGCGCGAACTCTGGCGCAAAGCTGGAGCAACTTAAAAGCGAAGTGCCAAGCGAGGCGACCAACAGTCTAATGGAGCGACTCCTACGGAACGCGCTGCACGGGGCCGGCCTGCCTTACGAGTTTTTTTGGGATGCAAGCAAACTGGGGGGTGCGTCGGTGCGTGCGATGGTCGCAAAGGTCAATCGCACCGTGGCTGACCGTCAGGACCTTATCCGGCCAGCTGCCAAGCGGCGCGTGGGCTACGCGGTTAGTAAGGCGATTAAGCTAGGCATCCTGCCGCAGTACCGTGGTGCGGATCTCGGGGGGAGCCTTAAGTGGAGCTTCACGACGCCGCCGCAAGTGACGGTAGACGCCGGCTACGCCAATGCCGACGCCCGCGAGGCGTACAAACTTGGGATGCGAACCCTAACTGAGATTTTGGCAGAGGGCGGGCGGACATTGACTGATCATCTCGACGAGCGGGAGCGCGAAGAGGTTGAGATCCGCACGCGCATGGAACGCAGCGGCCTTCCTGAATCCGCGTTTCGGGTCATTCCCGGTGTGACACCGCAGCAGATGCCAGAGACTACCATCCCCACCTAAAAATGAGATTTCAGCGTGTTTTTGAGCAGGTGTTTTTCCGGCCTTGGTTCATCACGGCCGAGGGTCACGCGGCGGTTGCCAAAGTCGTTCAGAACGCGATGGTGCGGGCCAATGGGCATGAGGATTTGTCGATGTTTATGAATCCCCGCAAGGAAATGGAGATTCTTTCAAGCGGGATTGCCAAAATCCATGTTTGCGGAGTGCTTGGCAAAGGATTGTCCGGCATTGAAAAATCCTGCGGAAACACGGATTACGAGGACATTGCCGACGAGATTGAAGAGGCTGTCGAGCTTGGCGCGCGTGGAATCTTCCTAGAGATCTCAAGCCCCGGCGGCACTGTTGTCGGCAACGCCGAGATCGCCGAGGCTGTGGCGGCGTCACCCATCCCTGTGCTGGCATTTAGCGACGACCTCGCGTGTAGCGCGGCCTACAACATTGCAGTTTCCGCCGGCTGGTGCATGGGCACGCCATCATCCACTTGGGGCAGCATTGGCACGATCATCCCCTGGATTGACCAAAGCGCGAGCTGGTCCATGCAGGGCTTGGATTGGGCGCCGATCACTAACGCCGAGGGGGATTTGAAAGCCGCGATGCACGGGCCGAGCCTGACGCCGGATCAACGGGCCAGCCTGGAGCAGTACGTGCAGGATGCCTTCGAGCAATTCCGTGGGAATGTACTGCGCCGCCGGTTGGTGAGCGCGGACGCTATGCGAGGCCAGGCGTTCTTTGCGCCACGGGCTTTGAGCGAAAACTTAATCGACCGGATCACTTCCGAGGATGAGGCGATGGCGTTTTTGGAAAGCCAGTTGAGTTGACAGGCGAAAAAAGGGCATGGAAGCCCCTAAAACGCTCACCGAAGCGCGGGCCACATTGAAAGCGCACCAAGAGCAGATGGATGCTCTACGCGCCGAACTAGTGGCCGCCAATGAATTGCTCGCCGAAGCACAGAATGCCGCGCAAGGCATCGACCTTTTGCGCAACGAGAACGCTGTGCTCTTGGCCGAGAAAATGGCTCTTGAGGCCAAGAATCTCGAACTTAACGAGGCCGCAAAATCTGCCGAACTCCGCGTGACGGAGGCCATGGCATCCCTCGGGGTGCCCCCGGTTGCAATCGCACCGGAGCCTGTCGCGCCTAAGTCCAAAGCCGAGCTTTGGGCCGAGTACAACAAACTCCCGATCGAAAACCGGAATGCGTTTTACGCCGCAAACCGCGCCGCGATGCGAGACTAAGCAACCCCAACAAAAACCAATAGAATACCATGGCTACAAACACCATCGCGGGGTGCAACCTCGCCCAAATCGCGCAAGAATCGCTGCCTTTTGCGGCCAGCGTTTTTGCTCCCCTCAACGCATTCGTCACGGACTTTTCCGCTGACGTTGCGGCCAACAGCGCATCCGTCACAACCCGGATTCCTACCCGCCCAACGGCGGTGGATTTGTCCAGCGGCTACACGCAGCAGGACACCGAGACGGTTGCAAAAACCATCACCCTCAACCAGTTCCCCGGCTTTGTGTGGGGCTTCAATGATTTGGAGCGCAGCAAGTCCGCGATTAACCTCAATGACCTTTTCGTGCAACCGGCCCTCACGGCTGTGGGCGCGGCGGTGTTCGAGTACATCTGGAATTTGGTGACATCCAGCAACTTCGCAACGTCCACCACGATTACTGCGGCAAACTTTGACCGTGATGATCTCGCTGACATCAGCGCGACGTTGACCAGCAGCAAAAAGGCCCCTAAGCCAAACCGTTCGCTGATCGTAAATCCGACGTACTACGCGTCGCTGGTCAAGACCCTCAACAGCGCGGAAATCCCTGGGATCACCGCACAGAAGGAAGAGGGCGTGGTGCCCCGCGTGGCTGGGTTCGACATTTACGAATCCGACCTCGCCGACGCCAACAGCGCGAACCTGACCGGCTTTGCGGCCCATCGGTCCTCGCTGATCGTGGCGGCCCGGAGCGTCGATAGCACCGGCTTTGTCGAGTCTGGTGGCGAGATTGCTGACGTGGTGGTGCCCGGCCTCAACCTGCCTCTGCAATGGCGTCGCTGGTACAACCATGACGAGGGTGTGCTGAAGTACAGCCTCAGCGTCCTTTTCGGAGCCTCTGCGGGCACTGACATGGGCGTGCGCATCGTCAGCGCGTAATTTCCCGAGTGAGCGCATAGCGACCGTCGAGGGGGTAACCTCTCGGCGGTTGTTTTTTTACGGGCTGTCGCTAAATTGCGGGCCATGACAAAATTAGCCATCGTCACTCACCGGACCGGCCTAAAACCGGATGTAGTTTTTCACGGCACGCCGGATGAGGCGTTGCGGTTTTACAAGAGCTTTGACACGCCGGGGGAGGTGTGCCTGTTTTTCTGCCGCATTGCCGAGCGCACTAAAAAGCTGCGAGCAACCGAACCAGAACCAGAGGCCCTCGCACCAAAATCTAAACGCCGCGTATTCTGATGGGCTTTTTTGAAATCAACAGCACAGCAGCACAGCAGGCGATTGCCTACATGGGAAGGCAATTTACTTTTCGTGGCACGGTGTACAAAGCCATTGTTAATGAGGTTGAGACGGATCCTGACCTGCAACTCGGCGGGAATCAGCCCAACATTTCGCTGGCCATTTACGTGCGCAAAACCGGTTTTCCACCGCCGGAGGTCGGCGAGCTGGTGCAGTTTGAGGGAACGTCCTACCGTATTTCGTCGATTCTTAGCGACGTGATTTCGTACACGCTCAATGTCGAGGATCCTGCACAATGATTGACCAGCTACTGATCAACGCAATCGGCGACGCGCTAGCAATCGAACTGCCTGGCGTTTACATCGGACGGCAGCACACGCATGACGACATCACACTGCCGGCGTTGTTGCTGAGCCTAGAGGGCGAGGCCGTAGTTGGCGGGAATATCTACCGGGGGACTCTCACAGCCATGGCGGTTTCGGCTAGCGCGGACACTACTTCAACGGCGCACGCTGAGTTTGCGAAAAACGCTGATGCCGCAATTCGCGCGCTGTCTATCTCAGATCCGCCTGACGTGGCCTTGTACGGTGTGGTGGCGACCGGGACTAGCGCAGAGGTTGACCAGAATCAGTTTCGCACGGGCCTGACTTACATTGTGGGTTATGGGCCTACCGCTTGACAAATTCGGAGAGGCATGCCAGCGACATTTGGAGTGCAGGACGATTTTGGAGGCACAGCCCCTTCCGGTGGCTGGATGCAAGAGTCTAGCAAAGAGCAGACCGTTGAGGTTGCCTCAATCAAAGACGAGAATGGTGCAACCGTGGTTGCTCAGCCCAAGGGCGTTGTGACCACCACCGTGGTGATCAAATCCAAGGGTGACGTTTCGATTGGCACAGCTCCGAGCATTGGATCCTTCAGCGGATTTAAGGTGACGTCGGCGAAGATTTCGGAAAGCAACGATGATTTCCGCACGGCGGAGATCACCGCAGTTGAGTACTCTACCCTGTAACCCACCATGCCATCTGCCAACGGATTTGGAATTGCGGCCCTGACGGGCAGCCTGATTGAGTCGGTGGAAATTTCCTACGACTCGGAAACGAAAATGCTGATGGATCGCCTTGGGGATTTTTCCGAGGCCCGGATTATCGACGTCACGCAGGGTTTTACCGTGCGGGGCACCGGAACCACAGCGGTCAGCATCGGCAGTGCCTCGGGCGCGCCGGCGTCGTTGTCTGGGAAGATTGTTATTACGTCGGTCAAGAACACGCAGACCAACGAAGATTTCGAGAAGTTCGAATATTCGGGGACGGCCTACCCTAACGCCAGTTAGGCCACGCCGGGCAGGGCCCGGAGATGATTTATTATGAAACCAGGACAAAGCATCGAGTTCGTTCGCGATTTCAATCTGCCGCCAACGAAAAGCAACAACACGCGGCTGATTAGCGCCGCGTTTTCCTGCGGCCTAAAGCCGCTGCCAGAGGGAGCCTACAGCGACACCGTGCAGGAGACTGCATCGGGGCCAAAACGGACAGTAACGTGGGCAATGGATGGGGACGTGAAAGCCGTGTTTGAGCCGATTGCAGAGCGCGAGGAAATCACGTTTCTGGAGTTTCGCAACCGGTTTAACGATTTGGAATGGTGCCTTGCCAACGCCAACCATCCTATCGCTTATCTGCGCGCATTCTGCGACAACGAAAAGAGGCTGCTGGAGTTTGTGAAAGGTCAAAAGCCGAGCATCCTGATTGAGCGCAATGGGCGCACCGTGGTGCTGCCGGCGGACTGCAAGCCGGAGATTAAAAACAAGATCCTTGCAATGCTATGAGCCTCGACGACGCATTTTTTGAAGGCCAGGCGCAAGTCGGAAGTTTGACGCTTAGGCCGTTCACCATTGGCAGCATGACGGCCTGCCGTAAACTGGGTCTGACGCTTTTCACCGGCGAAGCAACGGACACGACGCCGGACGACGTGCAACGGCAGGTTGTGGCGTTTGCCTGGCTCCAAAGCACGCCGGTGGCCAAGGTGCTAGCGTGCCTACGGGACAACTCTGCACAGGCTGCGATTGACGCTTTTGAATGGGCATTAAAACCATCTGACCTGCCGTTGTTGGAAGCCGAGATCAACCGGATCTCACAAAGCGTTGGAGCGGCCGCGGTGGACGTGGTGCAGCGTGACGTGACCCCTGACCCGCAACAGCCGGGAAACTAATCGCGCCAGGGTGGACAGCTTCAATGACGTTTGCCCTGGCACAAAACACAGCATGGACCGAGGCGCAAATTTTGTGGGAGGTGCCGTTGTCTCGGGCTTTGCAATACTGGCACGCCTACCTCTACAGCAACGGAGTCTGGACGGTGCCAAAAGCTCCACCGGCAGATGAAACGATTTTGCGGCTGTCGGCGTTTATCGAGTCGATTGACGAGGCGGAGGACGTATGAGCCAACCGGTGAAAATCGTGGTCCAAGACAGAGCATTTATGAAGGCCATTCAGGCCTACAAAATGTATGGGAAAAAAACGTGGAAACAGGTTTTTACCAAAGCATCGAAGGAGCTGGCTGCCAAAATTGTGCGCGTGACTCCACCCTACGACGTGCGAGGTGGGGAAATCGAAAACGATTCTGAAGCAAAAAAGCGCGGGCAGGACACGATTGCCGCTGATCTTTCAAGGCTGTTCACAACTAGCTTTGATACCTTGCGTGAAAACAATGTTTTAGTGCGGCCATCCAAAGCAGAGATTGCATCAAACTCAAACGCGGCCACGATGAAGTCGCTGCACAAACAAAGCAAAAATCGCAGGGGCCGTATTCCCAAAAGCTACAAGGCGCGCATTTTGGTCAAGAAAATGGCCATGGCTAAGTACCTGCGGTCCGTGCAGCGCAAGGTTGGATATTTAAGCGCGGGATGGGCCCGTGGCGCGGCCCTTACAAATGCAAGGATTCCTTCGTGGGTGAAACGCCACAACTCACCGTCTCAAGCTAAAATCAGCATCACGGATGATCGATTGGTTGCCGTGTTCAAGAACAACGTGCCTTTCGCAAGATACAGTGCATTGCAAAACCGAGTTGACTTTGCGTTGAATCGACAAGCCTCGGCGATGATGAAACAGGTTGCCAACTTTGCCAAAAAGCGCGTGGTCCTATGAGTGTTGTAGCTAAAATTGATCTTGATCCGAGTGGATTCAACGCCGGGACGCGTGCGGTTCAAGCGTCGTTTAAGGTGCTGGGAGCGGCTGCCGCAAAGGCCGGCAGCCTAATTTCCGCAGGGATTTCAAAGGGCATTTCTGGGATTGCTTCGCTTGCGAAAAAAGCTGTTGTCGGCGCAGCTGGCGGGCTTGTTGGCCTCGGTGCTGGAATTTACGAGGCGATGAGCGAAGGAGGGGAGCTGGTCGATTTGCAGGAACAGACTGGCATTGCCGTGGACACGCTAATGGCCCTGCGTGTTGCGTTTGAACAGGCTGGCTTGGGCGCGGAGGATGTGCAACCGACCATCGCGAAGCTGCAAAAAAGCGTGGTGGAGGCGCAGACGGGCAGCGAGGCGGCGGCAAAGGCGTTTGGAGCGTTGGGATTGTCGGCAGAGGCCCTTGCCGGGATGACTGCCGACGAACAACTGCAAGCAGTGGGCGACGCCATTAAAGGCATCCAAGACCCAGCTGTTAAGTCCGCCGTGGCCATGGAGATTTTTGGCAAAAGCGGCGCGCGGATGCTGGCTTTTTTTGCGACCGGCGGACTGGATGACGCACGCGAGGCTATTGGCCGGCAGGCGGACCTGATGAAACGCTACGCCGACACGTTTGACGGTATCACCGACGCGTTCGGCCTCTATCACGTAAAGTTGCGCGGGTTCTTTGTCGGACTCGCTGCTGAGCTGGCCCCAGTGCTCAAGATTGCTGCGGACTTTTTCAAGACGCTGGATTTTGCAGCGTTGGGCGAGCAAGTCGGCAACACGATTGCTGCAATCTACCAGGCAATTCGGGGCGGTGACATTGGCGGGCTGCTGACTGCATCACTGAAAGTTGCGTTTGGTGACGGGATCAATTTTCTCAACGCCGGATTGCAAGCTACGTTTGCGGGCATTGGCGCGCTGTTCAAAGACTCGCTGGGCGGCCTGAGTTCATACGCATCCGGCTTTGGTAGCATCCTGATGGGTATTGGCAAAATGTTTGCAGAGCTGTTGCTAGACGCTGTTGCGTCCGTGCTGCTGTCGATGCGCGAACTGCCTGTAATCGGCGAAAAGTTTGCCGTCGCAGGATCCGCGTTGCAAACGACCGCCTACCGCATGGGCGTCGCTGGCAGCCAGCAAATGCAGCAGGGCGCGGATGCCATGGCAAATTCGCTGCCTAGCCTCGACAGTTTCGGCAATCGGCTCATGTCCACGGCTAAAGCGTTTGCCGCTGAATTTCAGCGCGCACAAGGCGTGCCAGTGATCGACACCGATGCCGAGAAGGAGAAGATAGCGGAGATCATGGCAAAGGGCCGAGAAGCGGCCGCAGAAGCGCAAAGAACCCTGAATGCGCAACCCAGGGCCGCAGAAGCACCACAGCCGGAGCGCGGGATTTTAGATGTTCTGGGCAAACAGCAGGAGTTTAAATTTTCGCGTGCGCAGCAGGTTTTCGGACAATTCGGCACGCTTGGGGGTGGCGTTGTGCGCGGCACATTCCAGAGCTTTGATCCGATGGTTAATCAGCAACGGCAGACCAATTCCCTTTTGCAAACAATCCGTGAGAACACGGCACGCACGCCAATGGTCGCAGCGCCGGCATACCAATCCTAAAACATGGGCACACTGATCAGCGAGGAGTGGCTCTACAACTCCGAGGCCAACACCAAAACCTTTCGCAAGTCATACCAGGACCTTACGGGGTTCGGCGTCGAGGTGGAGAATATGGCGAACCAGACGTACAAAATCTCTAACGGGATTTTTGAATACTCTGGAGAAGACATTTACTACTTTGCCGGCACAAGCGGCGGAGGCCCGAGCGGCGGGGGTGGAGGCGGCACCGGGCCCGATAGTGTGCTGCTGACCGTTTCGGCGTCTGCTGCGACCGAGCCGATTGAGGCGCATCCTTTCTTTGACCAGTACAATGCCACACCGGAGGAATGGGATACATGGAACCGCTGGAAAGCCGATCCGCAGGACCCAAAAAACAAGGGCGTTGGTGTGGTCAATACCCTCGGTTATTTTGATCCGTCGCTGTACAGTAACGAAACATTTTACGGGCAACTGTACGGCCTTTATATGCGAGGAATCCGCGAGTATTATGAACCGCGCGTGACGGTGCGGCAGACGCGGTTTGAGTCGGGAGCGCCTAACCTTGCAAATGTCGGCAAAATCGACGCGCCACCGATCAATCCAGCGGGATCTGGCATGGCAAACTACATTCTCAACTCTGCGGACGGGAAATACAACGCCACCAACGCCGTCTGGGAAAACGTCTATGAATGGGTGGGAAGCCGCAAGGGCTGGGACGCTAACCTGTACAGCTAATGCCGCTCCCTCGCATCAACGTCGGTGACACGATCAGGGCTACGCATCTCCAGCAGATTTGCGATGAGATCCAGCAAAACCGGATCCGCCCTGGCGTCGGAGTCCGGCTGAACACCACATCCGGCGGGACCACATTGAGCGTGGATCTTAGCGGCATTCGTGGAGCATCGAGCAGCGCGGCCACACCGACGCTGACGCCGTTCCAGATTGTTTCTGGCTATCCAGCCATCCCCACCGAGCCTGTGGTGCGAATACAGGGGGAGTCTTACGTCAGCGTGATTGAGACAGGCGGACTGTTGGCGATCACAGGAGATCCTGGCCTCGGGGCGATTATTGGAGGGCCTAACGATAATGAGGACGATCCAGGGCAATTTCCGCTGCCGGAGATTGGGGAAAGCGTCTGGCTGGAGGCTGAGGTGAGCGGGTTCAACATCACTGCCATAACGGTCAAAATCGGCGAGGCCGGCGCCAGTGGCTTTTGGGAAAACTACCCGGATCCCGTCGAGGTGTCGGTGCCTGACCCTGAGACGCCGTATGAAGTGGCGGTTGTGACGCGTTGTCTGATTGCGCACGTGGTTGCCGGCGATGACCCGCGACAGGGTGACATCTACGTGGTCGGGGAGGGGGAAGCGGCAGAGGCGCGCAAGGTGCTGCAACAACTCAAAACCAATCTGGGTGTGCAGGTGCTGATGATGCGCGGCACGCCGGCCCCGGTGCTGGTGCCTTGGCATGGCCCATTCATCATTCCATGACGCAGGGTTATCCGCATCCGATTCCCTATTATGAGCTGGGCATTGAGACCGCTCAAATTGGAGCACTAGGCAACACGCCTTTGCCGGTGGGCCTTTTAGAGATGCCGATCAGCGCGGCGGCGTACCTGTATTTTAAGGCGGCCACATTTAATCGCATCGTGGAGTTTACGCCATTGGCGGAGGGCCCAGGGACCCGCATTGACTACACGGGGGCGACTGGTTGGACTGGCACCAAGTTTATTACGAGCGAGACAATTCCAATGCTGGACTCGCTGCCGCAACCGGTGCCGTTTACCGAGCAGAAGACGGACCAAACAATGCGAGACGAAATACGGGGCTACGCGCTAACCTCGGCGCCGATATCGACCCACCCTGGAGCGTGGATGGGCATCAGGCAGGCCGACGCATTCACCGAGGGGACGTACAACACGCTGGTGCAGTCCGAGGTTGCTGCGACGATGAATTACAACCTCAGCGCACAAGACTGGGGCATGGCGAAAACAGATTTTGAGGCAGCAAATGCGCTGGCGATCGCTGACTGGGACGCGCGCTTGCAGGAATGGCTGCAAGCCGAACAGGCAAAAGTGCCACCGAATTTACCCCTCATTGCGGACATTGAACGGCAGCAAGATGTGGTGGATGTGCTGACACCGCAAATCAGCGAGCAGGCCACGCTGGTGGAAGATGAGATTGACGAGATTCGTGCCGCTCTGCCTTCCATTGGGTGGACTGCCGAACAGATTGACGCTCTATCGAGAAACTTGATTACCATCGAGCGGGACGCGTTTGCCCGGTGGATTGCCGGCGAGGAAAAGCTGGAGGCCTACGCAGCAACACAGGGCCCTTTGTGGCAGCTGCGGGTGCTATTCAAGCGACACGTGCTTTTTGAACTTCAACGCCAGACCATTGGCTGGCTGCGGCGGCCAAACCCATTAACCTACAGCGAGCCGGACTTGCTAAAACTTGGGTTTGTCGGGGCCGGCATTTCGACCGAATCGTTGGCAGCCCTGACATCCACCAGCATTCCAGCGTTGGCTTCGGCGCAGGTGGGGATGCTGACGCGCAACTTTTTGGGCGAGACAGGCACGGGGCCAGGCGACTGGAAAAACGTCGGCACCGGACTATGTGCAACGATGTTTGAGGTGCCCTACACGCTGCCGCCGGATCCCGAGTCGCCAGCAACCGCACCTATCTCGGGTATCATCCACGCAAGCATTGGGCCCGTGTTGCTCGGGGTATCGCCGGAGATGTGCGTGAGCAATCTGGCAAAAGGGTTTTTGCCGCAGCTCAATCCATCATTTCGCCTTTGGGACATTGACTCTCCAGAGGTCTACGATGCGGTGTGGCCAACGGTAGAAAGTTACTGGAACCAGTTTAATGAGATCAGCGAATCACCAGCCGGCACTGTGGTCGGCAAATTCCGCATCGAGACGATAACCGGCGACGCGCTTTACGAGTGCGACCTTTACGCAAACCCAAGCACGGTGGGAGCGGTCAACATTACCCTGCGGACATTGACAGAGAGAGTTTGATATGCCGGCGGGCCTTTATAATTTCACCATCGAAGAGGGCGCGGATTTTGCCCTTGGATTGCACGTCAAAATCAACGGCGAGGTGCAAGATCTCAGTGCGTGGGATTTTGCTGCGCAGCTGCGCACCACGGTGGATGGCACGTTGCTGGCGACTTTCACCACGTCACTCGACCCAGACAACGAGACGCTGCGCATTGGCCTCGATTCTGCCACGACCGATAACCTACTGGCGCAGAATGCACGGTGGGATCTACTCGCTACGACGCCGGACCTTCGCAAAATCAGGTTGCTGGAGGGTAAAGTGACTATCAGCGGCAGCGTGACCGAATTATGAGCTGCAACGACACGTGCGAGGTTATTGTTTGCGAATTGCTGACCGGCGCACCGGGTGCGTTTGGTGGCCCTCAGGGCCCTAGCGGACCAGCTGGCGCGACAGGCGCAACAGGGACGCAGGGCACGACGGGAGCCACGGGCGCAGAGGGTGACGTTGGTGCCACCGGCGCAACCGGTTTAGGGGCCACAGGAGCAACCGGCGTGCAAGGGTCAACCGGTGTTGCTGGACCTACTGGCGCGACGGGATCCCAAGGGCCAAGCGGGCAAAGCGTGACGGGACCGGAAGGCTCAACCGGAGCAACAGGACCGACGGGGCCGACGGGCGCAACAGGCCCAAGCGGTCAGAGTATCATTGGGCCAAGCGGTCTAACCGGAGACACCGGATCCACCGGGCCGACGGGCGCCACAGGCCCAACCGGAGCGCAAGGTCCGAGCGGTTTGACCGTGACGGGCGCAACGGGCGCCACAGGATCTCAAGGCCCGAGCGGAGCAACTGGAGGCCAAGGGGCCACCGGCGTGCACGGTTCAACCGGAGCCACCGGAACCGCAGGCGCAACGGGCGCGGCTGGATCTACAGGCTCGACGGGTCCACAGGGGCCCTCTGGGGCGTCTGGCATCAGCGTGACTGGGGCAACCGGCGCACAAGGGCCGACGGGGCCGACGGGGCCTACCGGAGCAACTGGGCCGAGTGGTCAGAGCATTATTGGGCCAAGTGGGCTAAAGGGCGACAAAGGCGATCCGGGTGCAACAGGCGCCACGGGGCCGGTGAGCGTTACGCCTGGGCCAAGTGGTCCGACGGGAGCCACGGGTGCGGCTGGAGCCACTGGCGCATCTGGCCCGACCGGTGCGGTAGGCACGCAAGGCGCCACGGGCGCCACGGGATCCGGTGCCACGGGAGCGACCGGCCCGAGCGGCACAGCTGGATCTAGTGGAGCCACCGGCGCAACTGGCACAGCTGGCGCAAACGGTCCATCAGGCGCAACCGGCGAGACTGGGCCGACGGGATCGACTGGAGCCACGGGCCCAGCAGGAACCTCGGGCACTGTCGGTGCAACCGGCGCGACAGGCAGCGCAGGATCTGCCGGATCCACCGGATCCACCGGAGCAACGGGACCAGCAGGGCCCGGAGGCGCACAGGGTTTTTGGGGTTCATTCTGGAGCACGCAGGATCAGTCTGCGGCTGCGATAAATACCGGCTACGCCATCACGCTGAACAACACGGACCCAGACTCTAGTGGCGTCTCAATTGTCTCGGGTTCGCGTGTCACATTCGCAAATGCCGGCGTGTACTCGATCACGTTTAGCGTTCAGTGGGTGAACACTGGCAATCAGATTCACGATGCCAATATCTGGCTGCAAAAAAATGGCACGGCACTGCCAGACTCTGATTCCAAGTGGAGCGTTATCGAGTCGCATGGCGGCACCGACGGGCACGCCATTGGCACGGTCAATTTCGTACTGAAGCTCAACGCCAACGATTACATCGAACTTTATTGGCAGACAACGAGCACGGCCATCAGCTTGCAATACGTTGGGGCGTTGGCCCCAGCGCCCGCCATACCGTCGATAATCCTGACGGCCACGCAGGTCATGTACAGCCAAGCAGGCGCCACCGGCGCGACCGGCGCGCAAGGCCCAAGCGGGGCCACGGGTGTGCAAGGTGCAAGCGGCGCCACAGGGCCACAGGGTCCGTCTGGCGCAACTGGCGTTGCCGGTGCCACAGGCTTGCAAGGCCCATCGGGTGCAACCGGTGTTGCCGGTGCCACAGGGCCACAAGGAGCGACTGGCGTGCAGGGAGCCACGGGGCCACAGGGAGCAACGGGAGTGGGAGCTGCCGGGATTGGTTTGTTGACTGAGTTTGTCGGCGACGGAGCCACAACGGATTTTTTCCCGATCACAGGCTATTTGGGGACCGACGCAGCGTCCTACCTTGTGACCATTGACGCGGCTGTGCAGCATCCTGGTGCCGTCAATGGCGGGTACACAATCACAGCGGCCAACGGTGGCACCATATCATTTGCATCTCCCCCCGCAATAGGCGCTCTGCTTGCCGTTCGTGTGGTTCGCGGCGAGCAGGGCGCCACGGGGCCTGGGGGCGGGCCTACAGGCGCCACGGGGCCCACGGGGCCGGAGTTTACGACGCTGACCATTGCCGTCACCGGAGCTGCCGGAACAAACACGGTCAGCGGTTATGCTCCCGCGTTAAGCGACAACGGCAAACAAATCGAAATTTACAACCTGTCGCAGACCTGCACCGTGACGCTGCCGAGCGACTCCACAACGGCTTTTCCGGTCGGCGCGCAAATCCTGTTCGTGCAGGGTGCACCAGGGCAACTGTTGTTTGCCGCTGGCGTCGGTGCGACCATAAAAAGCTACGGGTCCGCATTTAGGACCGTGGGCCAAGAGATTACGGTCTGCGCGGTCAAATGTGCGGCCAACACGTGGCGCGTTGTGGGGGACCTGACCGCATGAGGGTTTTACGCGCTCTAATCAAAAGCCGGAGTGGCCAGATTGGCGAGAGTTGGCGCGAGGTGCCGTTGACTGGGTTGCA